GAGTCCATTCCTAAAAGCGCACTAGCAATTGGTGCTGCCTTTGCTGGAGTTGGATTAGCAATAGCAAACACCGCAAACAAACTTAACGACCTAGCTGAAGCAGCAGGTAAGTTGGGTGTTGGTGCTGATTGGATGAAAAAGATTGCCGATCAAGCAGCAGTTAGTGATACTAACTTTGAAACAGTCAATAATAGTTTGAAGTTATTCCAAGATAACTTAGGTAATATAGGTGATGCTTCACAGAAATCTAGTCAATTACTAAAGGCAGCAGGAGTAACAGCATCAGATTCTTTAGAAGAAGCTACTAAGAAACAAGCAATATTCTTACAGGGCATTGGTGATATAAATCTCAAGGCCGCAGCGGGCAGAGAAGCATTCGGAAAGCAATACACTGAAATAGCAGCAACATTAGAAAATGTTGCTAATGCCGCAAAGAGTGTCAAAGAAGAGATAGGATTTGATATAGATCCTAATTTAACTAAAAATGTTGGCGAGCTATTTGATACATTCGATGCGTTCGCTCAGGTTGTTGAAGGATTCATTGAGAGCGGATTAGAAACATTTATTCCATTAGTATCAAACTCATTCCAAGTATTATTAGATTGGCTAAAGAAGAATGCTGATACTGTAGGAGCACTCAGTGATTTATTCAAGTTCTTAGGTTTCGTTATAGGCAAAATTATTCAAGCAGCAGTTGCGGCCTTTATAGGTTTCAATACAGTCATTGCGACTGTGGGTAAAACCATAGGGGCGTTCGCTGCTGCTATCGTAGCTGCCCTGTCAGGTAATATAACTGGCGCAGTACAAATAGTTAAAGATAGCCTAGCAGATACAGATAGAGCCCTAAATGAATCAGCAGATTCCATTAGACACGCATTTGATGATACATATCAAAAAGCAGTTGATACAGATAATAAGAGGGTTGCGAGTAACGATGATGCTGCTAAAAAGATTATGGCAGGCAACAAGAAAGTCACCGATGAAGCAGCTAAAGAATATGCCAAACAAGAACGCAGATACTTAGAATTCGCAGCTAAGATAAAGAGTATCACTGATGATATGATTGCGAAGCGCAAGACTGCTTTGGAATCACTTGCTGATTCAAGTAATATCTTTAGTGGGTTGAGAACTGGTAGCATTAGTCTTTCAGATATTCCGGGAATTGAAGTTATCCAGTCTGCTATAGCTGATACAAGAGAATCTGTCAAAGGGCTAAATGCTGAACTAACTAAGATGGGCGCTGGATCAGGGGTTAATCTTGAGAAGATTATAGATGATGCTAGAGCAACACTAAATCAAACAAAAGATTATGCTCAGTTCATAGCCACCGTTAGTGCTGGTATAGATAAAGCTGTTGCTGATGCTTCACAAAAGATTGGAGTAGGAACTTCACCTGGATTGATAGCAGCAAGAGATAATCTTGTGAAACTAGGTGATGCGTTCAAACAACTACCTGCTACAGTTGAAGCAGTCAAGAAAGCAACAGCTGGAAAAGGATTGCTAGATGTATTCAAAGAACAAGAAGCAATAGAGAAAGAAACAGCATTAATAGCCAAACTCGGCGCTGATGTATCACAAATAGCTATAGACGAAGCAAAGATAAATGCTGAACTTCAAAAGAGATTAGGATTATCTGAAGGACAAGTAGCACAGCAAGCACAAGCACTTGCGTTAGTCAGAGAACAGAATAAGTTAGAAAATGAAAGAGCTGCTAGACAAGCTAAGTTCAACTTTGATACTAATGTTCAAGATAGATTATCTGATCAAGAAGTTGCTGGTATGTTTATCGGAACTGAGGAACAAAGACAACGTGCGATAGCTGTAGCAACAGAAACACAAAGAGCTGTTCTTGCTGGTAAAGACGCAGTACAAGCCGAAGCCGACGCAAGAGCACTTGTAGCACAAGACGAACAACTAAAAAAGAGATTAGAACAATCTAAAGCTTTCAGCACTATGCTATCAGCAGCACTAGCTGATACTGGAAAGACTTTCACAGCAGCATTGGATAAAACGTTTGCTGATGGTACTGCTAGTTGGACAGAGTTCAGAGATAACGTGACTGATGGATTTAGAGGATTGCTATATAACTTAGGCAAGCAAATAGTTGAATCGCAACTAACTAAGCTATTTCAAAGTATATTTGATTCGGATGAAACAGCTAAAGCAATGAAGAAAGTGCTAGAGATGACTATTAAGTTTATCGGTGAGATGGTATCACAGTTCTTAGTTCTTATAGGTGTCAAGTCTGTTGCTGGAGTTGCTGCCGCCGATGGTGCTGTTATGATAGGTGGTAATGTTACTCCGTTTGCTAGAGGTGGAGTCGTATCCTCCCCGACTGTATTCCCCATGGCAAATGGTGGTATGGGACTTATGGGGGAAGCAGGCCCTGAAGCTATTATGCCACTCAAACGCACCGCTACTGGCAAACTAGGTGTTCAAGTTAGTGGCAAATCAAATGGTGGAAATACACAGAACGTTGTAACTAATATTACAATCAACGGTGATGTTACTAACGATAATGCTGATGTTATCTCAAGACAAGTTAATGAGCAAGTTAGAGCAATTATTCAACAAGAACTAAGAGTTCAATCAAGACCGGGCAATCAGTTGAATAGAGCCCCAAGTTATATGTAATGGAGATATAAGATGGCAACATTCCCCGATATTAAGCCTAGCGCAACATCAACTCTAGAAAGAAAACAAAGAGTGACTATAGCGAACTATGGTGATGGATATGTACAAGCAGCAAGTTATGGTAAAGATCCATTCTATGATGAGTGGAATCTAATATTCAATCCTATAGAAATAGATGAGTTCAATCAGCTAATGACTTTCTGGACTACTGTTGGCCAAGCTGTTAAGTTCGATTGGAAATCACCAATAGATACTGTCACTAAGCAATGGATGTTCATAGAATCATTGAAAGCTGGAACTAATGGATGTATCTATTCAGTAAGTGGAAAGATCAGGGAAGTTAAATGACAATTAGACAAGACGCACAACAACCCAGCATAGATAGAATAATCGAACTATGGGAAGTACATTTAGATGTTCTTGATCCTACTTTTTCGCCATTGTATCTAACTAATGATTTAGGTGGATCTATAGAGTGGAATGGTAATACCTATCTCCAATGTCCAATTATGGGTGAGGGGTTTGGTGGGACAATGAATGCTGCTCCAAATAGACCAAAAGTGACTATCAACAACGTTGGTGGGTTCTTGCTACCAGCTATAGTTCAACTTGGTGATATAGTGGGTGCTCCAGTTTATCGAATAAGAACACTATATAAGTATGTGGAATCACAAGAGTTTGGACAAACATTCCCCATTGAAAGATTCGTAGTAATACAGAAAGAAATACAAAGCCCAAGAGATGTAGTATTCACACTAGGTCAGAAAATAGATACTGGTATGCTAACTCTTCCAAAGAGACAGATAACAGCCAAACTATTCCCCGGTGTTACAAGAAGAGGTATGAGAATAAGATAATGACAGAACAGATGATAACTGGTGGAGGTAGTGTTGAACTTACACCAAAGCAAAGAGATAGTCTTGTTGAAATAGTTCAAGGAGCATATCCAAATGAGGGTATAGCCTTGTTGCTAAAGAGTGGAAGACTTGTCGGTGTTGATAATATACACGAACAACCACTTGAGAACTTTAGAATAAGAGATAAAGATTATATCAAATATGATCCAGTTGCTATTATCCACTCACACCCTATTACAAATGAGAATAGGCCTGCTAATGGAATACTAAAGGATGGAAGAGAACCATCATTAGCTGATTTGAAGTTCAGACAAAGTGTGGATATACCTTGTGGTATAGTTAGTGTGCTTCCTTGGTTAGATGTTAGTGATGTGCTGTGGTATCCAGCAAGTCTTGAAGACAGAATACTAGGGCGAAACTTTATATTCAACTACCATGATTGCTATCATTTGATTAGAAGTTATCATTGGCAAGTATTTGGCTTATATTTAAATGATTATCCAACTGAAGATTTATGGTGGGAGAAACAGAAAGACTATTACACTGAAAACTTTGAAAAGGAAGGATTCCATCCAATTGATTTGAAGGATATTAAAGTAGGTGATTCGTTGTTGGGTAAAGTCAAATCACCAGTAGTTAATCATGCTGCTATCTATTTGGGTGATGACAAGATATTACATCATCTCTTTGGAAGAACAGCTAGAGTAGATAGATTTTCAACTTGGCAGAATATGCTATCCGGAGTAGTTAGATGTGATAGAGTTGAGGATCAAGAAGCTAAAGCTATGGAATGGAATAAGAAGTTCTCGATATAAGGATAAGGATAATGATTAGAAAAGTTAAGTTATATGGAGCACTAAAGAAGTATTCCAAAGAGATTATAGAACTAGATGCGCCTAGTGTGCGCATACTAATGACTGGATTATGTTCAAGGTTTGGTGAAGCATTCAAACGTGAAATAAGAGCTGGACAATTCCATGTGGTTAAAGGTAGGATGCATAAGCGTGATTGTGCTACTGCTGATACTGTTGATATGAACTTAGGTAATGTGGAAACACTCCATATCGTTCCAGTGATTGAAGGTAGCAAGGGTGCTAATATATTTCAAAGAATATTAGGTGTTGTGCTTATCATTGTTGGTGTGGTTGTAGCATGGTGGTTTGGTTGGACTGGAGTTGGCGCAAGCTTTGGATATCAATTGATTATAGCTGGTGCTGGTATGTTGCTCATGTCATTTATGACACCAAAACCAAAATCAAACGAGAGATCAGATGAGCGAGCGTCATTTATATTCAATGGGCCTGTGAATACAATGGAACAGGGTGGGGCAATACCCTTAGTCTATGGAGTATGTAGAACTGGTTCGGCAGTTATCAGCGTTGGTGTTTCAACTTCAAGGATATAATA